GCCCTGCTGCCGTTGGGCGTCACCCCGGCGCTGCTGGCTATTGTCATCGCGGCAGTCGGCAAAGAGCTTTGGGACGCGCAAGGCCACGGCACGCCTGACGTATACGACGCGATGGCGACGGTCATCGGTGGTGTACTTATGGCCTCATGGCTTACACTTGTCTCATGAAAACCATCACAATCACATCCGGCGTGATCATCAAATCCACCGGCGCTGCAAACACCCTCGCGGTGTCGGGGAGCTGATATGGCAAGCGCATATTTCCAGCAAATGCTCGCAATCATCGCTGCGGGGGCGGGTGGGCCAGTGTCGTCTGGCAATTGGTTCTTTGCATCCACGTTCGGAGGCTCGTTCTTCGACCGCTACAACACCTCGGCAGGTCGCCCGTTGCTGGCAAGCCGCGCCCGACACAAGATTGGCTCGGGTGCCCGCAGCAAACTTCGGGTTGTGATCCCAAACTGGGCATTCAACACCGGGGCGAATACGCTGCCTGCAAAGATCGTGCGCGGCGCGCTGGAGTGCAACGGGGTCAGCGTACCTGTCCTGTTCAGCGGAGCCCGTGGTGCCACGATCCCAATTTCCAACAGTCTCGCCACGTCAAAATTTGAGTCAGACGACATTCTCCCGTCGTCGTTTGGGCTTACAAAATTTGACGTTGGGGCCGAGCTGTTCCTGTGGCTGGAGGCTGAGGCTGTCACCGCAACGAACCGCATCATCATGATGTATCGGTACGACAAGAGCGCTGGCATGCGTGCGGTCCAGTACAACCCAGCCACAACGTCGATCAATTTCGACAGCACTGGCGCGATGGTGGTGACGGGCTCCGATTTCAACGAGTGGACGACTGGCAACACGACGGAGATTGCCGCCACACTGATCGGGACATTTGAGGGGGCTGACCAGCCGGTGTGGGGTGCTATCGGCGACTCGATCCCAACGGGTGACGGCGACGGCCTTCAAGCTGACGACATCGCGGGCTTTGTGCAGCGGTCGATGTTTGACGCCGATGGCACGAGCAACCCCATCGCGCTCATGAAAATGACCCTGAGCGGCTACAAATTGCAGGCTGCTGCTGGGCTTTCCGCGCAGTTCCAAGGCTGGTTTGGCTACGCCAACCACTGGTTCGATGAACTTGGAACAAACGACATTACAGCAGTGGCTGGGACCGTCTCGCTGGCAACGATGCAGGGCTATAAAAACACCATCTGGACAGCGATGCGAGCCGCTGGCGTTCCGCGAATTTACGCGATGGATTACCTGCCACGTACCACCGGCACGTACACATCAGAAGCTGGGCAAACGGTTGTCAGCGCCGATTACAACTCAGGCGGCTTGACCGATCAACTGTCTGCGTGGTTCACAACCAAGACGGGTGACGGCACGATCAACGGCAAGCTGCGCTTCACTTCGACATACGGGACCAATCCTTATGTCTGGCCCGCAAACAGCACGGCAGACGGCCTGCATCCGAATCAGACAATGCACATCACGATGGCAAACGAGATGCGTGCGTGGCGCCAGGGCCTGCCAGCATGACCCCCTCCATCCTAATCGCATCCCTGGCGTTTGTGGCTGTTGGTGTGCAGGCAGCACCTGTGCCATGTCTGCCCAAGCAACTCGGGGGAACAGGCACACAGGCACTTGTCATGTCACCCACCAATGGCGCGTTCGCAGCGTGGCGGTGCGGTGCTCAGACGGTTGTGGTTGCCTGCGTCACGCGAGAGTGCGGCCTAGTAGGTGCAAAGCGTGCTGTTGCTGCGTGGCTATCAGCACCGGACCAGTCCAAGCTGACGTTCGGCAAAGACCCGCACAAAGACCCGGCCTTGCTTGCTGTGTGGAAGCCGTATGAGGCGCAGATACGGGCGCTGAAGTGATGGAAACCCTAGAGCAGCTACGGGAGCGGATCGAGCGCGAGTCCGAAAGAGCTATGCAGCTATTGCGCGATTGTGGCTTGTACGGTCGGTGGAGTTGTAACACCACGAACCAAACCCGATAGAATCGCGCCATGCCTGATATGCACCAAGAAATAACCAAAGCGGCGCCCGGTTTCATCGGTGCGTTGATCGCGGCCCTGTGGTCAAAGGAGGCCCCTGCGCGGTCGGCTTGCTTGGTACTAGCTGGTACGGCCACGGCCTATTTCGTGGGCGAGTGGCTATCCGCTCGTTTGGGTGTCCCCGGCACCATTGCTGGCTTCTTCGTCGGCGTGTATGGTATCGCCATCGTCAACAAGGGATTCGAGGTCTTGCAGACCTTCCCCATTGGCCAGATCCTGAGCGATTGGGCCAAGTCAAAATTCCCGCCGAAGGGTTGATCCATGTGGGCCACAGCCATTTGCCTAGTCTACGTCGCCACGGTCTGCACGTTGGGCGTGTTCTCAAAAGCCTATCGTGACAACATTCTGCAACAGTGGGGCCTGGTCCTCACATCGCTGGCGTGTATTTTCATGGTCCCTCACGTCCTTGAGCGTGATGTTCTGACTCCATGTTGTGCAATGCTTCTTGCTGGTCTTGTCGCATTCTCAACTGGCACGCTTTTGAAGGTGGTTCACTTCACGCGGAGGCGGTCGCATGACGGTAAGAAACTTCACCCTCGCTGAGTTTGCCGAATCGGCCAAAGCGGCAGAGCTTGGCATCGTCAACGCCATCCCGGCGGACCTTGAGCACGAAGCCATCAAGACCCTGGAGATGTTGCAGCGTATCCGTGACCACTTGTCGATGGTCGCAGGCCGGGACACTCGCATCACGATTAGCTCGGGCTACCGATGTGCAGCTTTGAACAAAGCGGTAGGCGGGTCTGGAAGCTCTGACCACCTCTATGCCCGTGCAGCCGACATCACGGCCCCGACGTTCGGACACCCGCTCAGGATCGCTCAGACGCTCGCGCCGGTTGTGTCGGTGCTTGGCATCGGGCAACTGATCTACGAACGCCCAAAAGGATCAGACCGTGCATGGATTCACGTTTCGACGCGCATCCCTGAAAAGCCAGTCAATCGCATCATCACGATCACCCCGCAAGGTGCTCGCGTCGGGATCGTGCCATGAGCATCTACGCGCAAATCGCCGCTGTCCTGATCGCGTTGATCGTCGCCGCTGGTGGTGGCGTCCGCGTCGGGCTCAAGCTCAAGCAGGGCGAGTGGGACGCGGCCCGGGTGGCATCCTCCGAAACCATGCAAGCGGCACAAGCCGGAGCGGCTGAGGCCATCGCCAAACTGGAGGTCAAGAATGTCACGATCCGTCAAGCCGTACAGCGCGAGGTGGTCACGAAGGAAGTGTTCCGCGATTGCCGCTCTGGCCCTATCGCTCTCGGCCTGCTCAACAGTGCCGCAGGAGCATCAAGCCCCGCCACTGGTGCGAGCGATGTGCCCGGATCTGGTGGCGCTGACTGACGACAGCTTTGGTGCGTGGGTGAGCTACGCAGTCGAGACAGCGCAGCAATACCGCAAGTGCCAAGCGGCGAAACTAGCCCGCTGATCATCCCTTTTTCTGGGAGGCGGCGACTGCCTTTCGCGCTGCCAACGGAACCTCATGCTCCATGTACGTGCCAAGCTCACACTCGCGGGCAAAGATCATCAGCGGGTGATCATCAGGCACCACCGGGGCTGGTTGGGCTGCGAATAGCCTGGTGCCGATCTGGACAGGCGGAAAGATGGCGTTGGTCATGCCATCCCTGCGCTCGTTGTAGAGGTTGTCAATCGCCACAGTCACCTCCCCCGCCTTGTCTTGCAGGGCTGCGCGCAGGGCGAGGATGGCGCGGCGCAGTTCGTCAGGCGTTAGCGTGTAATAGCCGTTGCTGAATGCGGGCACGGTGTCGGGGTCTTGGATGGATTCGACCGTCTTGCGGATCTGCTCATCGCTCACCACCGGCGCGGCAGGCTGCGCCTTGGTAGTTGCTTCGCTCATGGCTGGCCTTCCCATGGTTGGTATCTGATGGTGATGCCAAATCGTTCGTACATCTGGTGGAACTCGCTGGACCAATCGACAACAGTTCTGACCTCATCGCTCATAGCGAACATTCGATTGCAGCGCGTGCAGGCGATTCGGCGCGATGTGGGTGTGAGTGTCTGGGTGGTCTTGTACTTGTGACCCAACAGCAGACAAAGCAGTTTGCTCATGGCTGGTCTTTCGTTTGTGGTGCTGGGGATTGGAGTGCGGCGCGTGCTTGCCAATCGCGCACTGCGGCCTTGCTGATGTCAAGGCCGCGCATCTGGGCAAATTCTCGAATTGCCTCGACGGCTGGTGATGCGAAGTCAGCAGATGACAGAACAATCCGCTTCTCACGCGAGGTCAGCCATCCAATGAAGTCGAACAAGACGCCTGCGATGATCTCCTCATCCACTGGCGCGGGTTGCGGCGCTGGTGGGGTGGTGTAGAGATTCGTGATGGCCCCGCCGCCGGTTGGGCGCGAGAAACACAGGTAGCGCTCCCCGACTGTGTCAACGTAGAGCCACGCCACCGGCTCCTGCGCCTGTTGGGCGATGGCGGCAAGTGCTTCGCGGAACTTGGCGCGTACTGCGGCCTCGACCTCTGCGGAAAACATGCGCTCGGTTGAGTCAAATTGCTGGCCTCCGTACACGTGGCGGAAAATCCTAGCCACATCCGTGTCGGTCAGGAAGTCGGGGAATTGCTCATCACTGAGCGGCGGCAATTGGTTGGGGGTCATGGGTGGGGCTCCTCAATTTACGTTCACGTACTTGACCTTGAAAGACTCAAGGTCAGAGTTGCGCAGGGTTTCGTTTTCCAACTTCATGGATCCGATCTCGCCAAGCTCAAAGCGCAAGAACGTCTCCAGCTCGTGCGCTGGTATCCCGTCCGGCACTTCGATTTCAAAGCTCACGCGGTATGAGGCCATCTCACCCTCCCGCCATCTGAGCCAGGGCGGCGCGGACAGGCTCACGATATGCGCCGTCCTTATCAAACCCTTCAAGCGCAAGATCGTCATCAACCTCTCGCAGCGCCATCTCTGCCCTCTCCAGATCAGCCAGGAGTGCGCGGAGGTCGGGCAGCGTGAGGTTCTCTTGCTCGCCATTGGTGTTGATGCTGTGAACGATGTTAGGGTCAAGCCCACGCACCCCGGTTCTGGCATCGATGAATCGCTTTATGCGTTCGACTGGGTTGCTCATGACGCCACCCACATCATCAGGCCCAGCATCATCAGCGACGCCGCGCCCAGCAACAGGCCGCGCACGTTGTATGCCGGGATGTCGTCGATGTCAGCATCTGGCCCGATGATCTCGGCAATCTCGCGCTGCCGTTGCTCCAGCCGCTCGCGCATGGCGTCGATGGATTCGTCCGGCTCAATGCGGATCGGTGGCCGCGTGAGGCGCTGTCCGTGCTCGCTCATCGTTGGCGACGGCAGAGGATGGCGGTTTGCGTCGAGGTGATCCGCGAGGGCTTCGGTGTAGGTGTCTCTCATGGCCGCACTCCTGCAACAACGTGGATGATTGCAAAGGCCCCGCAGGCGATGACAGCGGCCCACCACTGCCACGGGTAGCCCGTAGGCTTGGACAGCAGCGCGGCCTGTACGTCGGCCTCGGTTGACGATGTGAGTGGAGAGTTGACCTCCTCAAACGTCCCGGCCTCTGTGTCGATGCGGGTGCGGTGGCCTGGTGCCCAGCGGGATGAAATGGCGGTTTTCATCACATCACCACCTTTCGGTTATCTTCAGACCAGACGCTAATCGTCTGCGTTCCCTTGAACTCCGGATTGACCTCGGACCACATGCGCCCAGACTTTGCTTGACTTGTGGCAAGCTCAACTTGAGCCCAAATTTTCCGCGCCTGATCAGGCGTGAACCGCTTGTGCATCTTGAATGTCTGAGCTGTTTGCACTTTGTTTCTCCGTTGCGTTGTCGATGGATGTACTTTGCCCGACTGCCTGCGCGGCGTCTAATTGGATTTTTCTATCGCGCAGGCGGAATCAATACGGGCCTGGGTGAGCCTGCTCAAACTCGGCCAAGACCTGCTTGTAATACTCGCGGGCGGCTTCGACCTTCTCTTTGATGCGGGCAATTCTGGATTCGTCGCGCTTGAGCTGCCAGGTCGTGAGGCGCATGTGCTCGGGGATGTGGCTGACGAGGTGTAGTTGCAGCGGCTCAAAACCGATCAGGCGTTCTGGCGTGTCCACGATGGCGTAATTGACCTCCCACTCGTCGGCATCCCACAGCCACATGTAGCCGTCCATCTGCCATTCATAGAGCTTGTCTTCGCAGTCCACGACGGCAATGGGAAACGTCGCCAGTGACCACGACGACTTCAGATCGTGGCCGCGCTTGCGCGCCTGGTCGAACAGATCACACTCCCCGGTGATCCATTCGTTTGACCGGCGCTCGGAGTTTTTCTCAAGGTTGAGGCCGCGCACACGGTTTAGCAGCGCGATGGACTCGCCCTCGACTTCAAGACCCTTTTCGATTGGCTTGGATGAAACCTCGAACTGGACATTGAAGATCCCCTGAGCGGCGAGCTGGCGGATGTAGGTCTTTGCACCCACAGACAGCGCGCCTTCGGCCTTGGTCTTTGGCTCCGTCATGATCTTGCCGATTGACGAGCACCGGATGAGTAGGTCAAACATCGATCACCCCGTTGTCGCGCAGTGCGGTGCGGTGGTTGATTACCTCAGCCTTGAACGTGGCGTAGGCTCGCTTGTCGCCGGTTGCGAGCAGCGCCTTGCCTGCGGTGGCCCACAGTGCGGCGGCGGCATCGTCCTCGTTCGTTTCTGCCAGCTTGGCGCGGTACTCGTCAAGCAACTGGTCAGCCGATGGAGCGTCCGCAACGTCTTTGAGGATCTGGCGCGCATCTTCGGCAAACTCGTTCAGGGTCTTGCCCATCATCTCGTCGGCTGTCGGTTCGCTTCCGATCTCGGGGAACGCTTTGCGCAGGGCCTGAGCTTCGGCACACTTGGCAATTTGCCCATAGGGGCGCTTTGTCCACATGGCGTTAGGGGCAACGCTCTTTTCCTTGCCGCCCTTGATGGCGTAGTTCTCGCGCCAAAACTCCTTGGCCGTGAACTCGGCGATTTCACCGCTTGCCAGTTGACGCTTGACCGTCACGCGGCACCACGACGGGTATGTGATCTGCTGGCCCCCAATGGCCTCGGTAACGTCTGGGCCGAACTCGGGCTCAGTGACACCGGCGCACCCGCTGCGTGCAGCCTGCGTGCGATACAGCCCGATGCCGGGCATCACAACGTCACGCATGGAGCCGGACTTGCTGTCCCACATCGGCACGATATGGACTGGTTTTTGCATCGGGTCCAGGCCGGACGCCTTGCAGTAGCCCAGCACCATGCGCACCGAGTCGGTCGATGCGCCGGGGTACAGGCTCGATTGCAACACCTTCATGAGCTCGGGTTCGCTCATGGCGAGCGCGTTGGGTTCGGTCTTGATGATGTCGTTCATTTGTAGTTCCTTGCGGCGTCGATGCCTTCCGCGTTGTCCGCGACGTACTGTTTGACCACCTCGGCCCGCAGCTTTGCCACCAGTGGGCAGGCGGAGTCCTTCAGCGCCATCATCAGCGCGTGCATGGGCTCAAGACTTTGCAGCGCCTCAAGCACGGCATCGGCGGCGGTCTGCGTCGTCTCCGACTTCGACCAAGATGACCCGATGACGTAGTTCGGCACACCCGCAGCAAACCCCGCGAGTCCCTGCGTAATGGCGTGTTCAAGCTCTTCGTTCAGGCTTCTAACGCGTTCGTCGTTGCGGGCTTCACGCGCTTCAAGTGCGCACTCAAACGTGCTGTAGCGGTCTTGTTCTTTCATTGGGATCCTTTGGCCCGGCGCGGTGCCGGGCGTGTGGTTGTTAGGCGTTCAAGAAGGCGCGACGCTCGGTCAGCTTGCGGATCTGCGCGGCATCCATGTAGCGGCGGAACGCGGCCATTGCTTGTTCATATTTTTCTGGAGTGCCCGCCAGAATCCATCCTGTGCAATTGTCAATGGCGCGTTGGCGGGATTCTTCAGCGCGTTGCAGGCATTCTTGCTTGGTCATTTCGGTCTCCGGTTGCTGATTCGATGTGTCTATTCTGTCGCCCTGGTGCGCTTTTGGCTAATTGGTTTTCGCTATCGGTGCGGTAGGTTTTGGCTATTGGACGCAGGCTAAACCTCGCCGTCGCTTGGTCGTCGAACTCGCCCGCCAGGTTGACGCGCCGTTCCTTCCGCCACTCCGTCTTGATCAACTACCCAGCCGTTTGAAAGCTTTGCAGACCGTCCGCGCTCGCGTAAATCGACGACCTGAACCTCTTGCAATGGCTCGTATTTGTGGTGCGGCATCCAGATCAAACGCTGGCCTTTGAAGTAGTTCATGGGTCAATGCTTCCTTGGTGGGTGGTTGATGGAGCGAAGCAAAGCTAACCCTGTGATGAGTTCGCTAGCTTCTCGCTTCCCCGGAGCCGTGGCATCAGGTGCTCGGTGCAGTCGATCCAAACGCGCTGCACTTGTGATCCTTTGCCGGTCGTTGGAACCGGCCCTGTCGGGCGACCACATCACGCTAAAACCCGCCTTGTCACATGACCCGCTTGTGACCGTTACGCCCCGCCAGCGTCGTGAACCATGCGGGGTATGGGCGACAAAAAGCCCTTGAGGCTCTGCCGTCCGTGGCGCGACTCAGGCACATCATTGATGTACTTCCCCTTGCGGGGCGGACGACAGAAGCTCAAGGGCTCTGTGAATTGCAATGATGCAGCCTAAGATCGCGCCAAAGGCAAGGCCATTGTGCAACACGATCAATGGCCGGTCAAGGCGTTTGGTCAGAGGCCCCGGCGCGAACGGGGCTATGGTGGGCATGTGTACAGAAAAGCGCCATCCCTACGACAGGAGGCTTCCCACTTCACCGGGCTTCCGGCCTCTGGTGAAAATCAGAAAAGCGCGTCTTGGCTGACCATGCCGACCTCATCAGCGAAGCGGGTCTTGGCGTGCTCGAGATTGATGCGGGCTTGCTTGAAATAGCTGTCCTTCAGCTCTGCGCCGATGGCTTTGCGACCCAACGAAACGGGGCTGAACACCTCGGAGCCGACGCCCATGAACGGTGTGAAAACCACTTCGCCTTGGTTGCTGTAAAGCTCGACAATGCGGTCGATCACGTCAAGCTGCAGCGGGTGGACGTGCTTTTCGTCGTCTTCTTCTTTGCTGTCACGAAACGGCAGGACGTTGTCAATGCGGATGTCATCCCAAACGCTGGAGGCGTAACGCTGCCAAATGTAGTGGGACAGCTTGTTCGACTTCGGGTCTTCGTGATCGTAGAAGTTGGCCTTGAGGTAGGCCCACAACTCGTCTTCCGTGAACTTGGTGTCGTTGGCGTTGTTCCATGCCTGCAGGATGTTGGGGAGAATTGGCGTAGCGCCAAAGTATCGCTTCAGTCCTTCAGGGTGCGTGACAGGCACTTCGTTGTCGCCGCGCTTGGTCATGATGATCATGTAGTCAGGCATGGCCGTAAAGCACTGCGTCGAATCTTCGACGATCAGTTTGTGCATCAGGCTCTTGACCATCGTGCGCATACGAACCTTCAGCGGCTCCTTCCAGATCGTGACCCGGTTGCGGTACTGGAACCCATGCTTTTCATGGATACGGATGATCTCGTTCGGGAAGTCCCACAGGCGGCAGGCGTTGTCAAAAACGTCAGTGCAGTGGACTGCCGTGATACGGCCTGGCTTTGTCACACGGGCGATCTGTTCGACCAAGTATTCGTACTGCGCAAGAAACTGCTCCCGCGTCTCGCAGTTCGACATGTCCCGATGGTCGGAGCTGTAGTTGTAGAGCCCGCAGAACGGTGGTGAGTACACCGACAGGTCGACAGAGTTGTCAGCAAGCGATGAAACCACGTCAACGCAATCACCGTTGTAGATGGCGTAGTCGGGGGTGATGATTTGGTCTTTGACGTTCATTTCAGAAATCCAGGTTGTTGAATGGTTTGGTTGAAATCTTTGGTGATGTGCGTGAAGTCACGGTTCGCCGCTTGGACAAGGTTGCCGTAAAGCTCGATCGCCTTTTCGGTCTTCTGCTCGAGTGCCTCCATGACGCGCTCTTGGCCTTCGCTGACCACCATGTCGCAGGTAACTTCGTGCTGTTGGCCAAAGCGCCAGAAGCGCCGGATGGCTTGGTAATACTGCTCATAGCTCCACGTTGGGAAAAAGACTGTGTGCTGGCAGTGTTGCCAGTTCAGCCCCATCGAAGTCATGCGGGCCTTGGTGATCAGTCGCTTGATGTCGCCACGGGCGAACGACACCAGAATCTCCTCCTTCTGGTCAATCGACATGCCACCGATGATCTCGACCGCATCACGATCAAGCGACGACAGCAGGGCGCTTTCTTCGTTCAGGTTGCACCAGTAGACCGAAGTTTTCCCGCTGGCCAGATCGTGCGCCTTTTCGCATCGCTCAGATACGGTGAGCTTTTGCTCCTCCCGAACCTCGGTCATTGTCTTGGCTGGCATTGCAAACAGTGCGGCCTGATCATCAATCACCCATGTACGGTCATTGCGAACGATGTGCCTGTTTGTTGTCAATGGCGGCAGGTCATACCCATCGTCGGAGAAACCGAGGTCTGACGGCTTCTTGACCATCACAGACCACTGATTCACCCACGCAAAGAAGTCGCGTTCAGCGTGTGGCTTGAGGTAGAACTTCTCACCGATGTTGCGATTGTTGCTGTCCACGCTGTTCTGGTTCGACTTGAAGAACTTTGTCAACATGTCCATGTAACCCATGTAGCCAAGGGCTTCTGAGCTGTTGCCGAGTTCGATGAAGTCGTTAGGGCTTGGGGTGGCCGTGGACAAGAAGCGGTACCGCACTTGCTTGATGAACGCGACAATCTGGTCACGCGTCTTGCCTGCAAAGTTTTTCAGAATCGAGGACTCGTCAAGCATCACGCAAACGAAGTCTGACGCGTTCAGAAGGTGCAGGCGCTCATAGTTGCACACAACGATCTTGTGCGACAGCGTGCCGTCTTTGCTGTGGCCGATGTCGTCAATGCCGATCTTGCTGGCTTCGTCGATGAACTGGAAAGCCACGGCCAAAGGCGTCAGAATCAGCACACGTTGGTTGGTCTTTTGCACGATGTTCCAGGCGATTGCCAGTTGCATCAAAGTCTTGCCGAGTCCGGTATCGCAAAACAGGCCCATGCGACCTTTGCGCACAGCCTTGGCGATGATCGACTCCTGAAAATCGAATGCACACTCAGGCATCCAGATCGGGTCGAATCCAAACTCCCCGGTGCTGTGCTTCTTGGTGGCGATGAATGAAGCGTAGTCGCTCATGTCGTCTCGTTGTTCGTTGCGATGCCTGCATCATCTCGCACCCCATCGCCCCGGTCTAATTGCTTTTTCCTATCGGCTCGATTGACAAAACCAATTGGCGCGGATTGGTGAAGTGGGGCAAAGTTGGCGCATTGAAACGAAGGATTGAGCAATGAGCAAAGCAACACCCGGCCCCTGGTCTTTCTACACGGAGCCGCAACCAAACGGTTGCCCAATCGTTGGCGCAAAGGGCCTGATGATCGCTCAGTTGGCGCATTCGATCAACTACAACGATCAAGCGGAAACAGCCATTGCAAACGCTCGCCTGATATCAGCGGCCCCGGATCTTTTGGAGGCGTTGAAAAAGATGCTTGACGTTTGGGAGCATGGCGGCATCGCGACTTACCCGATCGGTGAGGCCCGCGCCGCCATCAAGAAAGCAGAATCCACCCCATGACGATCAAACCCCGCCGCAAGCCGCAGATCGAAACAGTGACGCCAACGCTCACACCGTCAGGCGTCCACGTCCAGGCTGACAACGGCAAGACCCACACCATCCCGCTTGCAAGGTTCCTGCGATGGTGCCTGAGCGAGCTTCGCAAAGCCCACATTGGAGGCAATTGACATGACCGATACTCAAGACGACCGCGAGCTGTCAACGTACACGCACGCACACGACGGTGACCAGATCGCCATTTTCCGCAACGGCCAGCCGGTCTATTTTGTGCGAGATGTTGCCGCTCAGGGAGAAAAGGCCGTGCTGCTGTGCCTGCTGACGAAGTGCGCAAACGCCCTGCGCGATGTGGAGCCGGGCGACACGCACGAAGCCGAGTGTCTGGGCGATCTGATCGTGGCCATCGACAACGTGATTGCACCCGAAAGCGCGGAAGGTCTGTTTTGACAAACGCATTCAGCCCCGCATTCAAAAGCGAGATCGACTGGTCGAAGGACCAGAAGGACCGCCGCATCAGCGAGGCCAACAGCGCCAAACGCGCCAAGCGCCTCGCCTCTGACGACCCTGCGGAGCGCGCAAAAGCTGCTGGCACGATGGGGCCGCTGTCGGGCGTCACCGAGAACCACCGGCTGAAGAAGAACAGCAAGCTGGGGTGATATAATGGCCTTACCGGCGCAATGCTGGTTAACGCGGGGGGGCTAGGTTAGCTCCCGAAAAGGCGGATTCGTTCCCCGCCCTGCCCCCGCTAACCGCCTCTGAACGTGATTTGAACGAGTCAGCAATGCACTACTACAAGCGAAACATTGGCGACTATGCCAAGAAGGCAGGACGCCTTTCGATGTTGGAGCACGGAGCGTACACGCTTTTGATTGATGCGTGCTATGACCGTGAACGGTTCCCCACGGAGGCCGAGGCCATTGATTGGGCATGGGCACGATCTGATGCCGAAATCGAGGCCGTCCGGTTCGTTCTGTCTCGCTTTTTTGTGCTGACTGACGGCCTGTATGTGCAGGATCGGATCAATGACGAGGTGGTCCAGTACCAACGGAACGCCGAGACAAACGCCAGAATTGCCACGGAGCGTGAGGAAAAGCGCAGGAGTCGTGAACGGTTCGTGAACGGTTCGTGCAACGACGTAAACGAACCTCCACCTAACCAAGAACCACTAACCAAGAACCAAGAACCAAGAACCAAAGAGGTAAGAGAGGAGGCTTCGCCACCTCAACCCGCTGCCCCTCAAAAACAAAAAGCCAAACCAGCGACAACCCTCAAGACCTACTTGTCCCGCTGCCGTGAGCTTGGAGAAAAGCCGGTCCCCGAAGGTCACTCAATCCGCAAGTGGGCGCGAGACGCTGGCATCACGGATGAGATGTTGCAGATCGCGTGGGTCAAGTTCAAGGAACGGTACACCGAGGCCGAAAAGGGCGTTGCCAAGTCATACAAGGACTGGCCCGGCCACTTCGCCACGTCGGTCAAAGACAACTGGTTTGGCGTCTGGTTCTTTGGCGATGATGGGTTGCAGTGGTCATCCAAGGGTCTGACGTTCCGGTCTGTTCTGGACCAACAAACAAGGGGTGGAAATGAGCAAGGTTGAGGCGCAAGAGCTGTGGTCATTCGAGGCCGAAGCATCGCTGGTTTCATCGGTGATGCTGTCGCCCGAGACATTCGACACGGTGGCCGGGGTCATCCTCCCTGAGATGTTCTACGACGTTCGGCACCGAGAGGTCTACAACAGCGTGCATCGGCTGGCGAGCGCAAACAAGCCGGTAGACGTGGTGACGGTGTTCGGCGACATGACCGCGACGGGCCAGCTCATGGGCATGTCAATCGACGACATCCGGGATTTGGAGCAGTACGCCCCCACGTTTGGCAATGCCCTGCACTACGCCCAGATCGTCGCAGAACGCGCTCTGACGCGGGCAATGGTCAAGGCGTCAACCGAGGCCCGCGAAGTCGCCACAAAAGGCGAGATGACCGCATCGGAAAGGCTGGACAAGTGCCAAGACCTATTCCAGCGCCTGACCGCGCAACGGATGACCCGTGACCCGAAGCACGTGAGCGAGTTCGCCGTGTGCATGATCGACAAGGTTACGGACCTGTCAGACGGGCACACAACAGCCGGTATCAGGTCACGCATTCCAACGCTTGACAACCTGCTAGGCGGCGGGTTCAAGCCGGGCAAGCAGATCGTTTTGGCCGCTCGCCCGTCTGTCGGTAAATCGGCCCTTGCGATGGAGTTCGCCTACGCCTGCGCCAGTCAAGACCAGCCGTCCGCCTTCCTTTCGATGGAAATGGAGGGTTCAGAATTGGCCGAACGTCTGGCAGCGCGAATCGGTGCTGTCGGCATGGGTTGTTTCAGCACCGGCAAGCTGGATCAAAACGAATGGTCTGGCCTTTCCGAAGCTGTGGAGGTCATGCGGACGCTGCCGCTTTACATCGACGACCAACCAGGCCTGACGCTTGGCGACATCCAAGCCAAGGCCAGAAAGCTCAAGCGTGAGCGCAACATCACATTGTTGGTGGTGGACTACCTGCAACTGTGCGCGCCATCAAACAGCACCGCATCGCGGCACCACCAGATCGAAGAGATCAGCCGGGGCCTGAAGGTGTTGGCAAAGCAATTGGGCATCACCACCGTGATTCTGTCCCAGCTCAATCGTGAGGTCGAAAAACGCACAGGCGGGCGCCCAACATTGGCAGACCTTAAGGAATCCGGGGCCATTGAAGAGGACGCCGATACGGTCATCCTCCTGAGCGCAGACGGCACCAGATCAAGCGGTGATGTCGTGGTGCACGCCGAAGTCGCCAAGAATCGAGGCGGGTCTAAGGGCTTCGTCAAGCTGGCATTCACGGGCGTACACCAGCGATTCGTCGAAACGATCACGGCTGAAAATGAGTTCAGCGGGGGCGGAAATCAGCAACGTCGGAAATACTCGGAGGACATATAAATGATCGACCATCACGTGCTTTTGTGGAGCCGCAAGCAAAACGCATTCCACATCGAAACCCTGTCCAGCTTGACGAAAAAGAACGTCGAAGCGTTCGCACTCAACCGCCCACTGAACGACTACCACCCGATCTACATGGGAACCCGCGAAGAGTGCGACAAGATCGCGGACAAGGCAAGGCCGCGCCTTGTTTCGAGGGAGCCCGCAAACGCAACCGCCTTTTGAGTGCCGATAGCCAAAAACAATTGGACCGCCTCACTCAAACGCGGGATGATTGGCACATCGAACAACAGGCGACGACATGAGCAGGAAGCCGCACTACACCGAAGAAGAGGACGCCATCATCGCGGCGTACTACCCATCCGAGGGAACCGACGTGATACACCGACTTTCGACGGATAGAAGCCGCAGGGGTGTGGAATACCGGGCGTATGAGCTTGGCGTTTACGTCGAATCTCGCAAGCGTTGGGCAAAGAAGGAATGGTCAATCGCCGATGAATCGCTGATGAAAGTGATGTTTGGAGAGGTCGGCATTGAAGGCATGATCAAGCTGCTCAAAGGCAGGTTTTCGGCTGGCGCCATCAAGCACAAGGCGAGGCGCATGGAGCTGGTGAAGAACCAAACGCCACCGCCAAAGCCCGAACCCGAGCCAATCGACCCAAACGAAGAGGACACAGCCCCGATGATTCGCCGGCACATCCCCGAGGGCGAATGGAAGCGGGATCACCCAATTCCGCGCCGGTCGGTTTTTGACGTTGAGGCGAGATCATGAACGACATCACGCCATCGGAGCTGCGGACCATGAAGCTGATCGCACAGGGCCACCAGGCCAAAGCAGCGGCACGAATCGCCGGGCTGTCTCAGTGGACCGTCAAGTGCCAGATCCAGAGCGCGGCCAAGAAAATGGGCGCGAGGAACGCGACTCACACAATCGCGCTGGCCATCATCGGCGGCATCATCAAACCGGAGGATCTGCAATGATCGACCCAGCAACAGGCCGCGACGTGGCCGACTGCCCCGAAACCGATACGCACAACCGGCACATGGAAAACCTGCGCAACATCAGGACAACCGCAGATCGCCGAGAGTACATCGACGGGGTGATGCGGGCTGAAGGCAAGTTTTCTGCGAACTGGCTGCGAGACGACTTCGCGGCGGAATGGGATAAGGACAAAGCATGACGCGCGACGAAGTACGAAAACTTGCAGACCTTGCCGGATGGACGCCAACTGCGCTTGCAATGGCGACTGAGGCCGAATGGGCCAGGCTTGAGGCGTTCGCGGGGCTGATTCACGGATACGTTGTGCATGAGGAGCGAGAGGCGATGCTTGATCGCATCCGGCCCATGATCGTGCAGGCCGAAGAACGCGGGGCCAAAGAGGAGCGCGAATCCTGCGCGAATCCTGCGCGAAGGTGTGCGACCGCATCGCCTCGGCCATCAAGCTCTACTGCAACGAAGCCCACGTAGTCGCGTGCGCTCAAGCAATCCGCGCAAGGAGCGCAGCATGACCACATTCACCCGCGAAGACTACGCGATGGCGGCTAAGGCTGTTGGCTTCGATTCATTTGATTGGCTTGCCGCTGATAACCGGATGAATGTCTACACGCCAGAAGGCCGACAATCGTCATGGAACCCCATCACCGACGACGGAGATGCGCTGAGGCTGGCGGTGGCGTTGAGGCTGCAAGTTACGCCAGGCACGTACAACAGCGAAGAGGTCACCGCCTACCGCAGCGGCCACGCCGAATCGCATGAGCGCGTTCACTTTCAGCAGGACATCGGCGCAGCAACTCGCCACGCCATCTTCCGCGCAGCCATTGCCATCGGGCGGGCGATGCTATGAGCCTAACCGCCTACATCACGAGAGTAGAGATCATGGACGGCGAAGAGCTCGCGGCCAAATTGGAGACGATTGATTCAGTGGCGGCATCCGTCACGATCAGCGCCGCATTCAATTCGTCGTCATGGCGAGAGCTTTCGTCCGCCATCTATGCGGCTTTGCAGTCGATGAAATTGGAGGGCGACGAATGACCGCCCGCACACGCCACGGCGACGTTGCCCGCTGCGCTGGAATCGGCTCAGACGACGAAGGCTGGTACGAGGAATGCGAGACGTGCCTCAGACGCACAGCCGCGCCATCGGATCCCCCGCGTCAGGCGCACATGACGCCACCGGCCGTCATCACGTTTTTCTGCCCAAGCTACATGAGCGACAAATGAGAATCGACCGCATCCTAGTCAACCCTCAGCAGGCGCACGCTGCCGTGACTGCGCTGTATCAGACGCTCAAGCCGCACCTGATGGCTGGGCACGAGTTCGCGCTGTCGGTCAAGCCGAAGACGCGGAGCACTGCACAGAATTCGCGCATGTGGGCCATGCTTTCCGAAGTGGCCGCGCAGGTTGTTTGGCACGGTCGAAAGCTCACGCCGGACGAGTGGAAGCACGTTTTCAGCGCGAGCCTGAAGCGTCAGGACGTTGTGCCAGGCCTTGATGGCGGGTTCGTGGTTTTGGGCCAGGCTACGTCAAAAATGACCATTTCCGAGATGGGCGAGCTGATGGAGCTGATCAGCGCGTTCGGAGCGCAGCAGGGCGTCAGATTCACCGCGGCGGAGTACGAATGAGCGCCGAACGAATCCCCGCCGCCGCCCGCCGAAAGATCGAACGGCTGGAGCGCGAGAACGAAGAACTGCGCGCCGAGATCGCAAAGCACATGGACGTGTACCGCGAGACGCTGTACGAGCTGGTGACGTACAAGGTGCGCTGCGAGCAGGCCACGAACGTGCTGAAAGGGTTGGACGAATGAGCCTAGTTTGCGTCCGCTGCCGTCACCCCATGTCTGCTGCATTTGCCACTGTCGGTGAGTACGCATACGGGCCAAAGTGCGCCAAGATCGCTGGGCTGTTGCCAAACGTCAGCCACGCACCAAAAGCGCCGATGCGTCAGACGGTGACAGACAGTCACCAGTTGGCCCTAGACCTCGCCAGCGAGCACAAGCCAGCGCGGCAGGGGCACAGGTACACCCTGGGCGAAATCAGCGTCATGGCGATGGAAAACGGCGAACGGGTGCAGGTCGCAGAAATCGGCCCGCATTGGCTTGGAGCACGGCACACGGTCGATGCGCGTGATCTGGTCCCGCAGCCGATGGCGTATTTTCACGGAGCAATACCACAATGACATACCAACCAAAGGGCGGCATGTGCATGACATGCCTGCGCGGACTGACTCGCAACTGTGCAAACCTGCCATTCGACACCATGCCGGTGATTGAGGTGGACAAAGCCACTGGCACAAAGATCGTCCGGTGTCTGGATCATGAGCCGATTCCAAAGCGACAGGAAGAGAATCGTGACAAAAACTGAGGCGGCACATAAGGCCAAACTAGCGGGCATCGGGTGCATGTTGTGCCGTCGCTTGTACGGGCCTCACGAGCCAGGCCCGGTAGAGCTGCACCACCTACGCACCGGAGGATGGGGCAAGGGCGACTATCGGACGCTCATCCCCTTGTGTCGGGAGCACCACCAAGGCAACACCGGATTGCACGGCATGGGCACCAAGGCTTTCGAGCGACACTACGGGCTGACCCAGCAAGACCTACTCGACGACGCACTGAGGGCCATCGAATGATCTACCGACTACCAATCAAGACAGTCACCGGCCTCAACGCCAGAGAGCACTGGACCACCAGGCATCGCCGCGTCAGCAACGAAAAGGCCATGACCGCGCTAGTCATCCGATCAGTGCCGATCCCTTGCACCGTCACCATGACGCGCCTGTCCGCAAGCGAGTGCGACGACGACAACCTCCAAGGCGCCATGAAGGCCATTCGGGACCAGATCGCCAAAACGGCAGGCGTTGACGACGGGCCACGGGGTCCGATCAAATGGGCCTACGCTCAGGAAAAGGTCAAGCGCGGGGAGTTCGGGGTTTTGGTTCGAATCGAAAAAGCTATCGACTCGATAGAAAAAACCAATTAGACCAAACCGCACCGGGCGGGCATGATTCACTCATCGACAACGCAACGGAGAACAAGATGAGCAAGCACGAAGCACGGATCAGCCCAAGCGCAGGCGAGTTCTACGCCATCATCGTCCGCATCGACAAGGACGGCCAAGAGAACGTCATCCACGGCTACAAGGGGCGGCACTTCAAGACGGTCAAGGCCGCTGAAAAGTCCACCGGCGCGCACATTGCCAAGTTGGCATCCAATGTATAATCCAATCGAGATCAACACACGGCGACACCCGAACCTTGGCTGTACGGCTAGGGCCTTCAGGTCTGACCATAGAGCGCAGATCAAGCAAGCCACCATAGCTAGCGTGGTGTTACTGCTCTGGGTGTGGTCAGACCCGAGGGAATGCGAGATGGTTACTCGCTAAACGTGAAGTTCTGGGAACGAGCCAGGCCCTGAAAGCCTGGGGTATGTTGCGATGGCCCAGCCTGCCGGGATCACCTCCGGCCCCTCGACCATCATCTCAGCGGCGGCGTGGATGGACACGCACCGATCCGGGCTGCCAGCTACCCCACAAAGGGAGCGCCCCTCAGGGGTGTGCGGACAAATGGTAAGCAGGTATCAAGCCCTGCCCGCTGAGATGATGGTGAATGCGCAGGCTGATGCGCGAATCGTGGAAGCAAGGACTTGTTCGGTGTTCTGTGGCAAAACTACAGATGGTGCGGGCAAGACCTGAGCTGCCCAGTGCGGATAAACACCGCTCTGTATGGCGCAGGACAAGACGTAAAACGGGGCGACGCCACGCGCCCATTGCTCCAATGCCGGAGATCAGCACCGGCCACCATCAAAGCCTGGGGGATCCCGGGCGGTGCGGATGAAAGCTCCGACAAGCGCGAGGGTGAAAGCCCCTCACTTTGCCCCCATAGCTCAGTTGGCATAGCAGCCGCCTTGTATGCGGCAGGTCGCAGGTTCAAATCCATGCTGGGGCTCCATGATCCATAATCGAGGCACACCATGAAACACATCATCGCCGCAGCTCTCGCCATCGCAGCCACTCAGGCCCACGCAGACGAATGGACGGGAGCAGACAAGCAAAAGCACTTTGCCGTGCATGTGGTGTCCGGCGCCGCTGTCCGAACGATCTTCCCAAGCCTGACCGACACTGAGGCAGTTGCAGTCGCCACCATCCCCGGCGTCATCAAAGAACTGCACGACGCACGCAGCGGCGGATCAGGCTTCAGCGGCAAGGACATGGCGTGGAACATCGCTGGCGCTTTCGTTGGAGTGAAGCTCACCGGATGGATGCTGACAAAGCAGCGCGACACGGTGAGCGTGAGCTACTCCACCGCGTTCTAAGCCCTGAGCTAGAATGACACCATCGCGCTAGAGCGCAGTGGAGGATGAAATGCCAGCAGGACGCCCGACAAGCTACACCGAAGAAACCGCAAGCGTCATCTGCCAGCGTCTCGTGGAAGGTGAAAGCCTGAAGGCAATTTGCCGAGAAGATGGAATGCCAGCAGCATCAACCGTGTTTGTTTGGCTTGACGCTCACGAGGAATTCCGGACCAAGTACGCGCGCGCACGTGAATTGCAGGCTGAACTGCAGGTCGATGAAATGACCGAGATTGCCGACAACGGGTCCAATGATTGGATGGAGCGCAAAAACGCGGACGGCGAGAACATCGGGTGGAAAGAGAACGGCGAAGCGTTGACTCGTTCAAAGCTGAGGCTTGAACAGCGCCGATGGAATGCCGAGAAACTGCTGCCGAAGAAGTACGGCACAAAGATGGCGATTGGTGGGGCCGATGACTTGCCGCCCATCAAGGAAACTTTGGATGTGTCCGGCCTGCCGATTGAAGTTCTGACCGCAATCATGGCCGCCAAGGATGCAACTAAGCCAGAGTGATCTACTCGCAGTAGAGCGAGAGCTGTGCAAGCGTTCGTTGGCTGAGTTCGCCAAGCGGGCGTGGCGTGTGCTGGAGCCTGGTGCCGACCTGAAGTGGGGGTGGGCACTTGATGCCATTTGCCTGCACCTTGAAGCCGTCACGGATGGCCGAATCACTCGCTTGTTGATGAACGTCCCGCCTGGGTCGATGAAGTCCCTTCTGACTGGCGTGATCTGGCCCGCTTGGGAGTGGGGTCCGCGTGATCTGCAAGAAATGCGCTTTGTCGGCACGGCTCACGAGGAAACTCTAGCCATTCGTGACAGCCGGAAGTGTCGAGACCTCATCAAGTCAGAGTGGTATCAAAGCCTGTGGCGAGTTGATCTCGCGTCGGACCTTGACGGTAAGCGCGAGTTCGGAAACACCCGAAAGGGCATCCGGCAGGCGCGTGCATTCACCTCAATGACTGGCGTTCGTGGTGATCGCGTGATCCTTGACGACCCAATCAGCGCAGACAACGCCAACAGCGCCGCAAAGCTGGAGGCCGCAAAGATCGCATTCACCGAGACGCTGCCAACGCGGGTGAACAACGAGAAGAGTGCCATTGTCGTGGTGATGCAGCGACTCAATGAATCTGATGTGTCTGGCACGATTCTTGATATGGGTTTGCCCTACGTGCATTTGTGCATCCCGATGCGCTTTGATCCTAAGCGCAAGTGCAGGACTGCCATCGGGTGGGAAGATCCACGCGCGCATGATGGGGAGCTGATGTTCCCCGAGCGTTTCAGCGAGACTCAGGTGTCAGAGCTTGAGAAAACGCTAGGACCATACGGCGCAGCGGGCCAGCTACAGCAGCGCCCAGCTCCACGTGGTGGCGGCATCATCAAGGCTGAATGGTTCGGGTATTACGACACCATGCCACCGCTAGAGTTCAGATTCATCACCGTAGACACGGCGCAAAAGACGGAAGAGCAGAATGACTACAGCGTTTTTCAGTGCTGGGGCCGATCTAAGGTCGGACAGGCGGTGCTGATTGACCAACTGCGCGGAAAGTGGGAAGCACCTGACCTTCAGGACAAGGCCCGAGGATTTTGGCTCAAGCAAGCAAACTCACGCGACACAAACACAATCCTTCGGTCAATGATGATTGAGGACAAGTCGAGTGGGACAGGGCTGGTTCAGCAGTTGCGCCGGGAGGGCGTCCCTGTCGTTCCTGTGCAGCGCAGCAAAGACAAGGTTTCGCGGGCTCATGATGTGGCGCCGTTCATCGCATCTGGAAACGTAATACTCCCTCAAGACCGGACGTTTGTCGATGACCTGTTGAGCGAGGCTGTCACGTTCCCTGGCGGTGCTCATGACGACCAGCTAGACCCGATGTTTGACGCCATCGGGCACGTTCAGAATGCACCATCGGTTCCTGTGGCAGCATCCGTCCAAATGATCCCGCCATCACGTCCAATTGCCCGCCGATAGCCTGCGCGATAGAATGCGCCTATCGAACCCCACAGAATGCCCGCCATGCGCCAGACACAAGCACTGATCGACCTGCACCGAGAGGCCATTGCCGAGATGAGCGACATCTGGGAAGTGCAAGAGCCCATCCGCCGCGAGTGTTTCGAGGACCGCCGCTTCTGTGATGAGCGCGGGGCACAATGGGATGGCGCGCTAGGTGAGCAGTTCGCAAACAAGCCGCGCTTCGAGGTGAACAAGGTGCACTTGGCCTGCCAGCGGCTGGTAAATGAGTACCGAAACAACCCGGTAGATGCTGACTTTGTGAGCAAGGATGGGGTGGAGGCTGATGACCTGGCGGAAACCTGCGACATGCTGATGCGGGCCGATGAGCAGGACTCTGGCGCAGAGGATGTCAAGGTCAACGCTGTGCAGGAGGCCATCAAGGGCGGCTTCGGCGCGTGGCGACTGTGCGCAGACTATGAGGATGAGGACGACCCGAGCGAAGAGCGGCAGCGGATCAAGTTCGAGTCCATCAACGACGCCGATCTGACGGTGTTCTTTGACCTTGACGCCAAGCGTCAGGACAAGGCCGATGCCCGCCGATGCTTCGTGCTTGTGCCGTACACGGTTGGCCGCTACAAAGACGAGTTCGACGACAACCCGGTAGATTGGCCGGTCGATACTCGCGGCTATTGGGGTTCGTTCACATGGGCAACGGCTGATTGCGTCTACGTGGCGGAGTACTACCGCAAGACCGAGCGTAAATACTGGGAATACACCTACACCGGCCCGCTTGAGTCGGTCGAGATCGTGACTGACGCGGATCTGGAAGAAGAAGGCTTTGAGGACTCGTTGAAGTCTCGCGGGTTCACGCTGTCGTCACGTCGCCGCGTGTCTGAAAAGGTAGTGCGAAAGTACATCCTGAGCGGGTCGAAGGTGCTGGAGGACTGCGGGGAGATCCCAGGCGGCGTCATTCCCATCATCCCGGTCTACGGGAAGCAGTTGTTCCTGAGCGGTGTTGAGCACTGCATCGGCCACGTTCGCAACGCCAAAGACCCGCAGCGACTTGCCAACATGCAGCGGTCGAAGCTGGCGGAAATCTCTGCGTTCTCAAGCGTTGAAAAGCCGATTTTCAGTGCTGAACAGGTCATGGTCCACCAGCAGTTGTGGGCTGATGATGATGTCGAGGACTACCGATTCCTCCTGGCTGAACCGCTGCGCAACCCTGACGGGACAATCGCGCACATCGGGCCATTGGGCCACACAAAGCCGCCGATGGTGCCGCCTGCGCTGGCTGCGCTGATGCAGGTCACAGAGCAGGACTTGAACGACGTTCTAGGCAATCAGCAGAACGGCGAGAAGATCGTCTCAAACATATCCGGCAAGGCTGTTGAGCTGGTGCAGGACAAGCTGGACATGCAAGCGTTCATCTACGTCAGCAACGCGTCCAAGGCTGAAAAGCGCAGTGCTGAGGTGTGGCTGGCAATGGCAAAGGTTCTGTACTCGGTCAAAGGACGCAAGATGCGCGGCATGGACAAGGCGGGCCAGCCCCAAGTGTTGGAGATGCAGCGCCCCAACATGAAGGACGGCGCGCAGACGGTAGAGAACGATTTGAGCAAGGCAAAGTTCAACGTGGTCGCTGTGCCTGGCCCATCGTCGTCAACCCGCCGCAAGGGTATGGTTCAGAGCCTGGTGAGCGCCATCATGGCAACGCAAGACCCGCAGACTCGCACGGTGCTGGAGTCGCTGATGCTCATGAACATGGAAGGCGAAGGAATGACAGATGTGAGTGCATGGTCACGTCAGCGCCTTGTCGCAATGGGCGCCATCAAGCCTACCGACGAAGAGAAGAAGCAAATGGAACAGGCCAAGGCGAGCCAGAAGCCAGACGCCAATCAGCAATACCTTGAGGCGGCTGCGCAGGAAGCTGCGGCAAAGGCTGTCAAGGCTGCGGCTGACACTGATCTGACCAAGGCCAAGACGCTGGAAACGCTGTCCAACATCGAGAACAGCAACAACGAGCAGACGTTGCAGTTGTTGGACCGGATCACGCCAGAAGCCCCGCAGGTTGACGTGATCCAAGCGCCTCAGGCGCCACAATCACCGACAATGTGAGATTCCCGCGCACGCGGAGTAACGGGAACCGGCCCCCGAATTGGCCGAGCATGGAAAGCGTATGAGCGAGATTGACACCCAAGAAGGCGAAGTGATCGACGACCAAACGGCGCCGATGTTTCCTGACGATCAGGACGTTGATCCTGAGAACCCTGATGGTGAGCTGGCCCCGGAAGGTGCCGCGCCGGAAGGTGAGTCCGAAGGCGTAGAACTGACCATTGCGGGCTTTGAAGAAGAAGCCGAACCGCAAGAGGAAGCCACCGCGCCGAACTGGGTGAAGGAGCTTCGACAGCGCAACCGCGAGATGCAGCGCGAGCTGAAGGAGCTGAAGAAGGAGCGCGAAGTCCAGACCAAGCAGGTCGAGTCTGTTGTGGTTGGTGAGGAGCCTACTTTCGAGGGCTGCGGCTTTGATGACGAGAAGTTCACCCGCGATTACAAGGCGTGGGTTTCTCGCAAGTCCGCATTCGATCAGCAGGAGCAGGCCAAGAAGGCGCAGCAAGAGGCTGAACAGAAGGCGTGGACTGACCGGCTGACGCAGTACGACACGCAGAAGAAGGCGATTCCTGTCGATGACTTTGAAGAAGCTGAAGCCACCGTTCAGGAGGCCTTGAGCCAGACACAAATTGGCATCATGGTGAAGGGGGCAAAGCGTCCGGCTGAACTGGTGTATGCCCTTTACAAGAGCCCGAAGGCGCTGCAAGCCCTGTCGGCTATGAAAGACCCTGTCGAGTTCGCTGTGGCGATTGGAGAGATGATGGCAAACGTGAAGCAACAACCGAAGAAGTCAATCCCGGCGCCTGAGCGTGTCGTTCGTGGTGGTGCTGGTGGGCGCTCGCCTGCCATGACCTCCACCAATCTGGAGAAGCTGCGGGAAGAAGCCAACAAGACCGGCGACTACTCCAAGTATCTGGAGGCCAAGCGCAAGGCTGGTTGAAAGAAAACAGCGGTGTGATAACATGCCGCCAAAGATTCGCGCACTTCACGCGCAGCGTTGACTGCCAGCCATCCGGGCGTAACGGATGAGTGAACCGGGACAAGTCCCTTTTTATTCATCCGTTCATTCCAAAGGAGCCCAACATGGCTAACCAGTTGACCAAAGACCTCGAAATCATGTTCGAGGAATACGTGGAGGGTTACGACTCCGCTTGCATCATCTCCAACGAGGCAGAGAAGTCGTTCCCCGATCCTCAGTCCATGCAGCGCGCTGGCGACACGTTCTACAAGCCCATGGACTACATGGCTACCGTGACCACCGGCCTGGACATCTCCGGCGCAACCCCAACCGATCTGGTGCAGCGTCAAGTCCCCACGGTCTACCGCTCGCCAGACAACGTCCTGTTCTCGCTGGACGCCAAGGAGCTGCGCGACCCTGTGCACAAGAGCCGCATGGGCAAGGCCGCTGCCACTCGTTTGGCCGCTGAGATCGACAAGAACCTGTACGCCGCCGCCGCCGCCCGTGCTTCGATCTTCGTGAAGAAGGTCGGCGCCATTGCATGGGACGATGCTGCAACCGCTGAGGCCCTGATGCTGTCGCGTGGCATCGGCACCGGCTCGGAACGCAAGATGTTCTTGAACCCGTTCGATCACAAGGACGTGGCCAAGGATCTGGGCAACCGCGCTTACATGGGCGACATCAACAAGTCGGCCTATGAGCGCTCCAAGGTTCCGGACATCGCCGGGTTCTCGACATTCCGCACCGACAACGTGGCGAACATCACCGTTACCGGCACTGTGTCCGGCACCACCGTGAGTGGCAACCAGTCGCACACCGTGACCGCCATGACCGGCGATGTTCCCACCGACAACCGCCAAATGGTGCTGAACGTGGCCGGCGCCAACATCGCCAACATCAAGGCTGGCGACGCCTTCAACATCACTGGCGTCAACGCGGTGCACAACATCGACAAGTCCGACACGGGCCAGTTGATGACGTTCCGCGTGCTGTCGGTTGCTGGTGGCGGCGCAAACCTGACCATCACCCCTTCGCTGGTGTCGTCTGGCCCTTACCAAAACGTGTCGGCACAAGCCGCCAACACGGCCCCGCTGGTGTTCCTGAACACGGCCACCAAGCCCGCGAACATCTTCTGGGCTCAAGGCGCTGTGACTCTGGACTATGGCCGCTTGGCCTTCCCGTCCGGCCAAGGTGCTGAGGTGATGACTGCCACGACCAAGCAGGGCGTTCCCCTGATCATGTCGTACAGCTTCAACCACCTGACCGGCAAGGTGACCTGCCGCTACACCACCCTGTATGCGGCCACTGTGCTGAATCCTGAGATGGTCGGCACGATCCTGGCAAACCAAGTCTGATGAGACTGCGGGGGCTTCGGCCCCCGTTTCACAAGAGGTTCAACATGTCGATGCTTTTCAAGGTTCCCGGCCCGCACTTGGCTGATGGCGTGATGTTTGAGTACATCGTTGTGCCTGACGATCAGGACGACGCCACGGCTGAAGCTGGTTGGTTCAAGTCTTTGCCAGAAGCTGCGGCTGCTGCTGAGGCCGCAAAGGTTCCTGCGCCTGATGTTGTGGGAGACGATGCTCCAGCTACTCGCGCAGAACTTGAGCAGAAGGCCACCGATCTGGGCCTGAAGTTCGACGGTCGCACGACTGATGCCAAGCTGGCAGAACGCATTGCCGAGGCTTTGAAAGGCTGATCATGTGGAAGAAGCGGGACATCGTGACTCAAGCCCTTGAGGAATTGGGCCTCGCGTCCTACGTCTTCGACATGCAGCCTGAGCAGCTTGAATCGGTCAAGCGCAGATTGGATGTGCTGATCGCTGGATGGAACGCTGAGGGCATCCGCATCGGCTACCCGGTCGGCACGCTTGGCACAAGTGACCTCGATCAAGACAGCGGCATCCCCGACGTTTCGATTGAGGCCGTTTACACCAATCTGGCCGTGCTCATTGGTCCGATGTTTGGCCGCGTTGTGAGCGAGACGACGAAGGCCCGCGCAAAGTTCACGAAGGACATCCTCATGGCTCGCGGGTTCATTCCTCCGCGCCAGAAGATCCCTGCAACGATGCCCGCTGGTGCTGGCAATCGTTTCTCTCATCCGTTCCTTTCCCCTGCCTCTGAGCCTGTCACAGACGGTTCAGGCGGCATCATTGTGGAGTGATGATGGCTGACATCAATCGATACTCAACTGCCAGCACTCTGCAATCGGGTGATCTGGTCCCTGTGTGGTCCACCGAGAATGGCGACACTCGCAAGATGTCGCTTTCTCAGCTTTCGGCGTTCATCCTGCCGGGCACATCCAGCGAAGCAACGCAGTACAGCGCGCCCAATGCAACCGGCTTCACGGCCACGGTTGCGCCGCCTGACAACGTGAATGCGTGGCTGGTGCTGACGCCTGCTGCCGGATACGCTGCGGGCACTGTTGTTTTGCCTGCCGCCAGCGATTCGGTTCACGGCCAAGAAGTCCAAGTGACGTGTACGCAGTCGGTCGCCACGCTCACTGTCACATCTTCTGGCTCAACCGTCGCTGGTGCGCCTGCATCTCTTGCGGCTAACGGCTTCTTCAAGATGAAGTTCGAGGCCGTCACATCAACTTGGTATCGGGTGGGCTAAATCATGGCAACGATCAACGCAAACACTTCAATCACCCTGCCTGCTGGCAGTACGCTGACCTTCACAGAAGGCGGGTCCGGTCAAGCCATCGTCGCCGGGAACATCTATACCATCGGCTTGTCTGACGTGTTCCTCGGCCCTTTTGCTTCGGCGCAGATCATCACCGTGCTTCTGTTCAATGGCCCGATCAGCTATTACACGCAGGTCCAGCCTGTTGCCAATGCGAACCGAGTGCCTGTGGTAACTGACCCTCTGACCGGCGCAACGTCTCCAGACATTTCAACCGTTGACATCGTTGAAATCGATGGCGCCACAACGCTATCAATCGACCCAGAAACGGGGCACAACGGTAAGGTGCTGCGCTGCTCCACTGCTGTAACGCTGACCTACCCAGAAGGGCTTGGTGATGCGTTCTCGTGTCTGGTTGAGCCTCCAGCATCAGGCGACGTCACCATTGATCCGACTGGCGACTGCACATTGAACGGAGCGACAGCAAGCTTGACCCGCGATCGCGCCGACAACCCGGCTGGGTTTGTGATTCGCGCCCTCGGCGAAGATGTTGGCGGCGTTTCAGGCGCCTGATAGGCATTCAATGCAAGTACCGATCCTCTCCGGCATCTACGCAGACAACAAGGCGCAGGTTCGCACGTCGTACCCTGTGAACATGATCCCTGTGCCTGTGCGCAGCGGCATCTCCAATGGCTATCTGCGGCCCGGTTACGGATTGGTTCAGCAAGGCGTTGGGCCTGGTGCTGATCGCGGCGGCATTGAGTGGCGCGGCGTCATGTATCGCGTCATGGGAACCAAGCTAGTCAGCGTCAATGCTGCCGGTGTAGCGTCTGTGCTTGGCGATGTTGGCGACGGTGGGTGGTGCTCCTTCGACTACTCGTTTGACCGGCTGTCAATCAGCTCGGGCGGGCGGCTGTACTACTGGAGCGGTTCAACGCTCACGCAAGTGACAGACGCTGATCTGGGCCAATCCATCGACCATGTGTGGGTTGACGGGTACTTCATGTCAACCGATGGCACGTCATTGATCGTCACTGAACTGACGAACCCTACGCAGATTAACCCGCTCAAGTACGGATCGTCCGAAGTTGATCCTGACCCGATTGTGTGTGTCTTGAAGCTGCGAGGCGAAATCTACGCGGGCAACCGACACACCATTGAAGTGTTTGCAAACGTGGGCGGCGACTTCTTCCCGTTCTCGCGTGTGGATGGTGCGCAGGTGCAGCGCGGCGTCATTGGCACCCATGCGGCCTGCATCTTCGGTGACGTGATCGCCTTCGTCGGGTCCGGTCGAAACGAACCGCCCGCTGTGCACATCGCCGGGTCTGGATCGTCCGAGAAGATCAGCACCGACGAGATTGACAAGATTCTGGCGACGTACACCGAGGACCAATTGTCTCAGGTGGTTGTCGAATCGAAGATGACAGGCTCACACGCCCACCTTTACATCCACTTGCCTGACCGCTGCGTGGTGTACGACCTGAACGGGTCAAAGGCTACTGGTGAGCACGTCTGGTTAACTCTCACGACCGCGACTCAAGGCTTTGAGCAGTACCGCGCAAAGGGCCATGTGTGGTGCTATGACCGATGGAACGCGGCGGACCCTGTGGCCGGGAAATACGGCTATCTGAGTGATGAGGTGTCGTCCCACTGGGGCGCCCATGTTCGGTGGGAGTTCGGCACGGCCATCGTCTACAACGAAGGCAAGGGCGCCATCATCAATGAACTGGAGCTTGTCCCGTTGTCAGGCCAAGTCGCCATGACTGACAACCCCACCATTTGCACGTCCTACAGCGCAGACGGTGAGCTTTGGTCAACGCAGCGATGGATCAGCGCAGGAAAGCAAGGCGAGCGGGCCAAGCGCCTGACGTGGTTTCAGTGCGGGATGATGCGGAACTGGCGCATCCAGCGCTTTGAGGGCGACTCACGCGCTCATGTGTCGGTGCTTCGTTTGAACATGGCGGTTGATCCGTTGGTGTACTGATGGCAACCGTACCAAAGCTAACGCGCCCGCAAATCTCCCGCATCGTCAATGGCGATGAGCAGGCCATCCGATTCTTTGAGGCGCTGATTGCTCGCGCACTGACAGATACGCCGGACGACATCGACGCAATCCGAAGCAATCTGAGTGATGTGACGGCTGAGTCTGCCGCTGCGCTGGTCAACGCCTTGAGTGCTAGGGCTGAATTGGCGCGCATCGCCGATGCTATTGAGGCAGTTCAGCCAATCGTTCCTGTTGTGATTGAGGACGTTCCATACATCCCGCCGCAGCCACAGAGACCCAAGTATTACGGGGCGTTCAGCGACTCGACCACGCAGACTGCGGCAGTCATCAACACAGCCTATCCGATCACGTTTGACACCACGGACATGAGTTATGGCGTCAGCATCGGAAGCCCAGCCTCTCGCGTTTATGTCGATAACAGCGGGGTCTACAACTTCCAGTTCTCGGCGCAGTTGGACAACACGAGCGGCGGGGTGGTGCTTGCCGTGATCTGGTGCCGCGTCAATGGCACCGACGTTCCCCGCAGTGCAGGCCGCGTTAGGATCAAGGACAACAACAGCGAGGCTGTACCGGCTTGGAACTACGTGCTGGAGCTGAATGCTGGTGATTACTTTGAACTGGTGTGGGCGGCTGATGATACGGCCTTGCAGATTCAGGCTGACGCAGCTACAGGGCTGCATCCTGCCGTTCCTTCGGTCATCTTGACCGTCACCGATAACATTGCGTGAGGCACTCATGGCATCCATTGAAACCGTCCTGATCGAATCCAAGACGCTGGAAGGCGTGCAGACAGACCAATACACAGCTATTGGCGTCCGCACACGCATCCACAAATTCACCCTGACCAATCAGGACGCCGTGGCCCGTGCGGTGAGCGTGAACCTGATCCCATCGGGTGGGTCTGCTGCCGCCTCAAACCTGATCGTCAAGGCGCGCAACATCCTGCCGGGTCAGACATACGAATGCCCTGAGCTGGTTGGTCAGCTTCTGGCGTCTGGCGGGAAGATCAGCACCATCGCCCCGGCAATTTCAAGCGTGACATGCCGGGCAAGCGGCGTTGAAATTGCCTGATCGCGGCTTGTGTGGAATAATGGGACCGCTGAGTTCAGGCATCCAGCGGCCATCATGGGAATGATGACACTATGACCGAACTAGCTCCATCGAATCAGGACGCCATTCAAGCGATGCAGGACGCCATGCGCTCCATGCCGCAGGCCCCTGCGTTCAAGACGGAGCACAGCTTCTTCGCTGGCATGTATACGCGTCGTATGGTAATCCCGGCTGGAACATTGATTGTCAGCAAGGTCCACAAAGCCGATCACCTGTTTGTTGTTTGCGCCGGGGAAGTCTATGTTGCTGGTCAAGGTGAAACTCGGGTTCTCAAGGCTGGCGACATGCTGCCATCACCTCCCGGCACTCGCAGGGCTGGCGTTGCAATCACTGACGTGATCTGCATGACCATCCACAAGACAGACAAAACGTCAATTGAAGGCTTGGAAGATGAGTTGATGGAGGCTGATCCTTCAGCGCTTTACGATGCTGACAACAATCCAAAGCCTGGTGTGATCACATCACGCGAATTTGAAAAGGTCGGGGGCTGATATGGCATGGGTTGCTACGGCTATTGTTGGTACTTCATTGGTTGGCGGCTACATGGCGTCCGAGGCTCAGGGCGATGCCGCTGACACGGCCGCTAACGCTCAAACTCAGTCGTCTCAGGCTCAGATTGGTGAGTCTCGCCGCCAGTTCGACGAGATCCGCAAACTGCTGGAGCCATACACGACGGCAGGCCCTGGCGCACTCAGTCAACAGCAGGCGCTTCTCGGCCTTTCTGGTGCAGGCGCGCAGCGTTCGGCCATCGGCGCGCTTGAGCAATCGCCGCAGATGCAAGCGCTCACGCAGCAAGGCGAAAACGCCATTCTGCAGAACGCCTCGGCAACCGGCGGGCTCCGCGGCGGGAACATTCAGGCGGCATTGGCGCAGTTCCGGCCTCAGATCCTGTCATCCATGATCGAGAGCCAGTACTCCAAGCTGGGTGGACTCACATCCATCGGCCAAAACGCGGCGGCTGGTGTCGGCAACGCAGGCATGAACGCATCGAATCAAGTGAACCAGGCTCTAGGCAACATCGGATCGGCTCAGGCCGGTGCGGCGCTGGCTTCTGGGCAGGCTCAGGCAGGCTTTGCCAACACTTTGGGCAACGTAGGCGGTTTCCTTGGTTCTCGATTGTTCGGTGGCATCACGCCTAGCGCTGGGTCTGTTGACGCTTACAACAGCATCGGAAACGTGCAATTCGGCGCAGGCGACACATCGGGGCTAGGCTTCGGCTTTTGAGGTGACACATGGGACCGTTTGACTACACATTCCAGCAGCCAACCGACCCGTTCGGCAGTGCTGTGAAGGGCTTTGAGTACGGCACGCTTTTGAACGAGCGTGATCGTCAGCGCGCAGCCGAAGAATCGCAAGCGCAGGCCGCACAACAGCGTCAGGCACAGATCAGTGAGATTCAGAAGCGGTACTACTCGACCAAGCAACCGACCGCGCAGGACTTCATGCAGTACGCTTCTACGCTTGATTCAAAGATGATTGAGCCGATGCTCAAGGCGTTTCAAGAGTCCGGCGCAGAAGGTCAACGCCAGAAGTTGCAGATTCTTAGCCAGATTGGCTCATCCTTGAAAGCAAAGGATGGGAAGTCTGCCGCAGCGTTGATTCGTCAGAATGGTGAGGCTTTCCGAGGCGCCGGGAATGACGCCTATGCTGACGCTGCGGAAGCTCAGGCGAAGATCGCCGAGAAAGACCCGTTGTTTGCGATGAAGACCATCGTTCCAATGATGGCGGTTTTGCCAGGTGGTCCTGAAGCGATTCAGGCAATCTTTGGGTCTGACAAGGCTGAGGCCGAAACAGCGAAGATCGGCATGGAAACGCAAGAGCTGACGTCCAAGGCGTCATTGGCTGCAACGGCTGCGAAGTTCGCGGAGTCAAAGGCCGTGCTTGACTTGAAGATTGGCGAGGCTCAGATCAAGAAGATGGCGGCTGATTCGGAAGTCGCCAAACTGAATGTGCAGATCGCCGCGATGAACGCGGCCACGTCACGCGAAGGCAACTCCATCAAGCGGCGTGAAAACGAGTTGAAGCTGCAAGAGCTTGAGCAGAAGCGCGACGATGTGGTGCGCGAGAAGGTGGCTACTGTCGAGTCTGGCCGAAACAACATCGACAACATGCTGAACACGGTTGATCGGGTTTTGAAGAATCCATCGCTTGGTGATGTGCTCGGATCGTTTGAGGGTCGGATGCCTGGTGCTGCGTCAATTCTGGACGATGAGGAATCAGACGCCATCGCCCTCATTGACACGCTCGGCTCTCAGTCGTTCCTGTCTCAGATCCCGAACATCAAGGGCATGGGAGCACTGTCCAACGAAGAAGGAAAGAAGCTGCAGGCGGCGTTGCAGAACCTTGACCGCGCACAAAGCGAAAAGCAGTTCAAGGACAACTTGAAGGAGGCGCAGCGCCTGTTGTTGAAGGGTCGCAAAAACTTGGCGACTCAATACGGATTGCCTGACACGGTTCCAGACACCCCGGCAGTGCGCCCGTCCGGTGGTGAGGTTGATTCGATCCTGAAAAAGCTGGGGGTCAAGTAATGGCAACGCTCGCCCAACTTGAAGAAGGGCTGGTCAAGGCTTACAACGCCGGGGACATGGACTCAGCGCGGAAACTTGCGGCTGTCATCACTGAGGCGCGCAAGGACAAGTCCCTGCTGATCGCTGGCGCTGAAAACGTCGAGATTCCCGGAACAAGTGAGCCCAAGCCATCACGCACGATTGGCGATCGCGCAAAGGGCGCAGGAGAGGCTGCGCTGTCGATGGCTACCGGCGCAACAACCGGAACTGTTGGCGCAGTGGCCGGGGCATTGGGTGGCGCTGCGCGAGTTGTTGAAGCCGGGACATTCGGAACGAAGCAAGGCGCAGACCAGATTGAACAATCTGCCATGCGCGGTGCTGAGGCTGGAACGTATGCGCCGCGCACTCAAGCCGGTCAGGAATACGTGCAGAACGTGGGCGAGGTAATGGCACCGCTTGGGGCTGTCGCTCCCATGTCGCAAATGATGGCGGCTGGCGCTTCGATCCCTGCCGCTGTCAGTTCAGCCGGCGCAATGATCCCAGCTGCTGCGCAACGTGTGCGCCAAGCGGCTGCGCCAATTCAAAGGGCGACACAGGCTGTCGTTGAGCCAGTGCAAAGGGCCGCGACTTCTGCGCGAGAAACAATCCAATCAGTTCGCGGAAAGGCTGGCCTAGCCGGAGACTTGGGCGCCGCAGAAACTCCAGCAGAACTAATGAAGCGCGAGCGCGCCGCACAAATGCCAGTGCCTTTCGAGGGGGAGTCTGGCCTGATGAAGGGTCAGGCAATGACTGGCGCCGGTAAGTTTGAGCAGCGGCAATTTGAAATGGAGCAAGCCAAGATGCCCGGAGGCCAAGAGTTGCAGCAACGCAGCTTGAACCAACGCGAGGTACTTGAGCAGAATTTCGATGCGCTGGCTGATGTTGCAAATCCGAATGCAATCGAACTCCCAGACATCGGGGCCGCAGTTGATCGAGCTTTGGTCAATCGCGCCAATGCTCGCAAGGCCCAGATCAGGCGTGAGTTTCAGAAAGCAGATGAAGCTGGCGAGCTGATGCAGCCGGTTGACATGACACCAATCATTGCCGCCTTGAACGATGCTGAACGATTCCCTGGCACGGCGCCATTGGTTCAATCGATTCGGCGCGAGGCGGAGCGTTTTGGAGCGATTGCTGCTGATGAAAGCGGGGAACTTGTTGGGGCAAAGATTCCAATTCGTGATGCTGAGTCTATTCGGCAGTTTGTGAATGACAAGCGCACAATCGATTGGTCGAATCCGAAAGAAGCCGCGATCGGCCGCATCATCAAAAGCGCGATTGACGAATCAACCGAAGCCGCAGGCGGAGACATCTACCGCAACGCCAGAAAGATGCGGCGCGAGTTCGCGCAAGAGTTTGAAAATACATCGCTCACACGCGACTTGCTGGGCACCAAGCGCGGCACTGATGACCGAAAGATTGCACTTGAAAAGGTGTATGACCGCGTTATTGTTCGATCTTCTGTTGAAGAGATGAACAAGCTCAGGGCCACGCTGATTAAGTCTGGAGGCGATGGCAAGCAAGCATGGGCAAACCTCAAATCCAGGGCAATGGACGATCTAAAAGAAGCTGGCCTTACTCGGTCGATTGACTCAAATGACAACCGAACCTTCAGTCCGGCAGCTTTGAACAAGGCTATCCAGAGGCTTGACCAGACTAGAAAGCTTGAAGCTCTGTACGGTAAAAAGCAAGCGCAGATTGTGAGAGACTTGGGGGACATTGCGAACGACATTTTTCTGGCGCCACCAGGCTCGGTTAACACATCGAACACAGCATCGGCCCTGCGACTTGTTCTTGATAGCATCGCCACTGCGTCAGTCACCGGAATACCGGCCCCAGCCATGACAGCCATCAAGGAGGCGACAAAGTACGTTAGAGATGCAAAGACCCGCCAACGCATCCGCGAAACGCTGCGCACGCCACCGAACCAGAAAACCGGAAAGTTCTGACCATGTACGCCATCACCTCTCCCGTCCCTCAGTTCTTCGACCTGTCCGGTGATCCGCTGGACGCCGGAAAAATCTACATCGGCACGGCTGGATCGAACCCGATCACATCGCCCGTCACAGTCTATTGGGACGAAGCAGGAACGCAGCCAGCAGCGCAGCCGATTCGCACAGTGAGCGGATACCCGGCGCGCAATGGCAAGCCTGCGCGGGTTTACGTTGGAGGGGATGACTTCTCCATGATCGTCACGAACCGGCAAGATGCTCTCGTGCAGAGCGAGCTATCCGTTTTGTCGATTGGCCTTTTGAGGAGTGATCTCGCAACCTCTACAGGATCGTCATTTGTAGGGTTCATCCAATCTGGGGCTGGCGCAGTTTCTCGCACAGTCCTGAGCAAGCTGCGGGATTCTGTTAGCGTAAAGGATTTCGGCGCCGTTGGTGATGGTGTTGCAGATGATACGGCTGCGATTCAGGCGGCGATTGACGCAGCGAAGTCGGTTCATTTCCCGCCCGGAACCTACAAGATCACCGGGTCGATCACTCTGTCTCAAAACATCTTTGAGATCACAGGTGTCAAAGGTAGGTCCATCCTGATGGGGTCAGGCGGCGGGAACATCTTTGGTTACTTCCGAGTGATGCAGCAGTTCTTTGCAGATTTCGGAAAAATTGAAGGCTTGACGTTTGACTCAGACGACCACACCAAGGAACGCTGGGCCATTTACTCACCATCAGATGTTTACATCATACATTGGAAGATTGCCGAGTGCAATTTCAATGGTCGCTTGACAGGTGGCATCATTGCAAACTTGATTGCCTGCCACGTTTGC